CTGCGCAATGTCCAATCTTGTCTGTAGCTGGTGTCTTGGCACGCCGACGCGGTTCTGTGGGGATGTGCAGTTCTGCGAGAAGTGCTGGGCGCTCTACGTGTACGAGATGCGCAAGGCGGAGTGGAGGAAGAAGGCAGCATGAGCGGGACTCTCTGGAGACGGCAGGACGGTCGATATCGCGGATGGATCGGCGGTGCGGTGTGGTGGTACTGGCCGGTGATTTTGCTTTGGGAGTGGCCGCGCAATTCGATTCGCAACAGGTGGTCGGAGTGGAGAGAGCGATGAGCGAGACGAAGATCAAAGTGCCGGAAGCAATGAAGGCTGCTTCGTATGTGGCTGCGGTAGAGAATCGCGGCAAAGAGTTCATTGAGCCGTTTGTCTTGCGAGTAATTTCCGAGAAGTGCATCGAAGCCGCCCTGCGCTGGCTTTTAGAGCGTGGAGTTTCGCAAGATGAAGCCCGCGATTTGATGCGAAGAATTCCGCATGGGCTATTGCTCGATGAGATTCCTGGTTGGTTCATTGGGGAGTGGCAGCGCCGCGTGTTCCTCGCGCCGGAGCCGGAATACGTTGGTGAAGAGGAGATAGGAAGGTTTTGCGCAAGATTTCAGCGTATTGACGACGCCGTGCGCGAAGCCTTCCGTCGCGGCCAGCAATCGAAGTGAGCAAAACAGGCTTGCCGTAATTGGGCAACAGGATTAAGTTTTCAGCAGGTGCCAAATGTCTCACAAAAAGCATCGCAACCCGGATAGAAACAAGCTCGACGAAATTCTGCGCGAAGAGTCTGAGATTCTTCGCATTCTCGAAACCAGACGGATCGAAAGATTCGTCATCACCAAGGAGAACCCCATGCTTGCTATTGCCCCCGGAAACTCGCCGGTCTTTACCGCGACCCCGGTTCCTTCGACCTCGGTCCCTTCGACGCCCCCCACGTGGGAGAGTTCGGACACGACCAATGCGCCCATCACCGTAGACCCAACCGGCCTGATTGCCACGGTCGATATTCCAGCGTCCGCGACGGTCGGAGCCAGTTTCACGCTGACCATCAGTTACACGAACGCTGATGGCACCGTGGCTACTGGTACGACTTCACAGACCATCGTGGCTCCTCCCTCGCCCGACATCACCAGCTTCACAATCGAGCAGACGACATAACGAGTTCCCTTCAATGGGAATATGCGCGGGGTGGGAAGCTCGGCAATTTCGTCCCGCCCGACGCTTCCGGGGAACGCCCCGCGCAGAAAGAAAGGGAAAATCATGAAATTAGCAGTGTTGCTTGCCCTCGTTTTCGCGCTTCCGATCCAGGCGAAGGACAAACCTCAAGACGCTCCCGCCGTAAGCGATTCACACAAGGCCGCTTACTTCAAGGCGCAGGTGGAGATCGACAACGCAGCTCCCGCGTGGCAGAAGGCCAATGCCGACATGCAGAAGGCTGTCGCGGACCTCGGTTCTGATTGCGGCGACAAGTTCCAACCGCACCTGGACAAAGACGGAAATATCATGTGCGCCGCCAAACCTCCGGCTCCAGAAGTTCCCAAGAAATAGGGGAGTCATCCCCCGCGAAAAACGTCCCAGATAGGAAAACAAATGGCAATTCCTCAGTACAACATCGACGAGTGGTTCGCGGCTCCAAAAACCGACAACGGCCAGCAGGATGCCGCGAGGGTCATCTGCGAGGACGCAAAGAGACTTGCGGACACGATCAATCGGCTGCTTCCTGATGGCGACGGCAAGATCAACGCAATCGGAAGCCTTCGGCAAGTAGTTTTGCAGAGCGAGCAGGTAATCAGGTGGCAATGGCCGGCAGGGAAACTCTCGATTGTGTAGAGCTGCGCCGTCTGCGCCGTGCGGCCAGAATGACGCAGCATGATCTGGCGCGTCTGCTCGGCCTGAGTCGGGAAAGTGTTTGCAGGATCGAGGCGGGGCGCTTGCCCCACAAGCGTAAACTGGCTGTAATTCAAGTGTGGATGGAGAGAGAGCGACATGCCCATCGGGTTCAGAAGGATTTGCACGGGATGTAAAAAGCCGGTTGGATGGGCGCAGTTGGACCCGAACGACGAAGATGGATATTTCTTCCATCTCGATGACCATTCTTCACTCTGTCAGGGGTGCACTGTCGATCTGGAAATTAAGGAATTTCAGGAGGAAAAACATGCCTAAAGAAGCGATTTTGAACGATCCCCTAGCCGCTGAGGAAATCAAGGCCATCATTCTCGCCAAGATCGAAGCGGCGATGAACGCGAACGGAACGCTGGTGGACGACATCACCTATGCCGGGTTCCGCGTGAAGTTCGACATCAAAATCGAGTTCATCAACTCGCCCACTCCGGGTACGCTGGTATGGGGTGTCGGGCAGCAAGGTGAGCAGCAAGGTGAGGCGGTTGAGAAGCCGGTCAGCGGCGAGTATCAGTCGGACCCGTCTCCCAACAAGACCCGCGAGGACAACGATCTGCCATTGCCGGTCATGGTACAGACGCCCTCGGGACCGCAGAAACGCCGCGTGAGGATTCAGAATGCCAAGGCCTCAGCCAAGAAAAAGTGACCCTCTGGATGCCATCGCCGCCGCGTTAAACCGCATCGCGGATCAAATGGTGCGCTACAATAACGCCAATGAGCCGCCCGTCGTCAACGTCGAAGAAGCAGAAGCATTCCGGGCAAGCTACGAGCGCGAAGACCCCGAAAGGCGCGAACTGCACAACTTCCTCACGGGCGAAGAAGCCGCGGTGTCTCGGAGACGGGCATCTCGACTCCCGAACCGTGGCGGCAAGAAAGCGGCTCGGGGTGACGGCGAAGATGATGGAGGGCGTGCCTGATGTTACCCGCAATATCGTTCGTGCGGTCGGGAGTGTGGATTTGGCAGTCAAGGCACTGGCTGCAGATGAATCGGAAGATGCCCAAACGTTTATCCGATTCCGTGAACGAATCAGTCCGTCAGATTTACGCCGCACCACTCTGGAAGAACAATTCACAGCAGCAGGTATTAGTGCTCGCCGCTTTATCGAAGTCTTGACGGGCGCCCTCATGCAGCAATGTCAGGACGTGACCAAGATGATGGTCGCCGTCGCCCAGCCCAAGGTGGTGCAGGCTACCATCAAAGCGGCCACCGATCAGGTGCCAATCGTTGCCGACATCGGCGACCGGCGCGTAGTAGTCGGCCACACCAACGGCGATACGAAGGCTATGGAAATCTTCCACAAGGCCACTGGATTCCTGCCGACGCCTAAGGGATCGAATACCACCATCAATCTGAACCAGAATAATCTCAATGCCAACGTGGAATCTGGGAATGATGGTGAACCGGGAGAACTTCAGAGTATGGATGATTTTTTACTCGACATGCAAGACGTGGTGGCACCCCAAGCGCAGCTTCCCGCTCCACGAGAAACGGTTCCAGTGATCGTTCCAGAGGTCGAATATCTAGATGCGGAGGTATAATAGGGGGACAGGGCGTTGTCGCGCCCCATCACGTCACACCGGAGGCAAGTCCGATATGAGCACCCCTGATTCATCCTACCGCAAAATCCCACTTACGCAAGGGCAAGTGGCTCTGGTCGATGCCGACCTCTATGAATTTCTTAATCAGTGGAAATGGCACGCTGCATGGTCCGAAAAGACACAGAGCTTTTATGCTCGTCGTAATGGTCCTCAAGTTGGTGGTCGTAGGAGTCCTTGGATTTACATGCATCGTCTGGTCTTGGGCTTGGAGCACGGCGACCCGCATCAGGGCGACCATCGAGAGCCGAGCGAAACGCTCGATAACCGCCGGGCTAACCTGAGGAAATCGACTGGCGGACAAAACAGGAGTAATACTAGAAAAAGGAAAAACACCGCCTCTAAGTTTAAGGGGGTTTGCCGTTCGCGCCAGAAATGGGCTGCCTATATCACCGTAGGGGGAAAGACGATATATCTAGGAGTGCGAGACACAGAAGAAGCGGCCCATTTAGAACTTTACGTACCTGCCGCTGAAAAGTATCACGGTGAATTTGCGAGGATGGCATGAGTGTGTGGCGTCGTTTTCTTTCGATCACTATTTGTCGCATTGTCGGTCACACTAAACCTGCGTGGCAGAATTTTTTCATTCCGTGGAGTGGCGGATGGATTAAGCAGAGTGGACAATGCAAACGCTGTTGGATGGTTATCGACGAGCGCGAAGTATGGGCTGGTGTTGATCGAGGGGATGCGCAGTTGTAGAATCCGTGCATGTACAGCCCGCGAATAGTTCTGGAGAAATTAGCGAGGTTTAAACAGAAATATTCATGGCTCCCCGTCGAGCACTCCATCGAAGAAATAGATCGCGTCAACGCCCACATGAAAACGCTCTACCGCAAGGATGCGAAGGGCGATCTGATCTTCGACGATTCGCAACTGACAAAGCCTCTTGAGCGGTGGATTCAGAACGAGCGTGCGATGTGCGCTCTGAGTTTTGAATACTACGTCACCCGCTACCACTACATTTCTGCAAACAACCGGATTTTCCGCTTCAAATTCCGTGGCGGTCAGCGCGTCCTCTTCAATGTCATTCAGGACTTGGAGGATCGTGGTCTTTCCATCGAAATCATGCTGCTCAAGGCGCGGCAGGGCGGTTTCTCAACGTTTGTTGAAGCGCTGATGACCCACCGGGCGCTGTTTGTCCCCGGCGTGAAATGTACCATCGGTTCCGCAAACGATCAGAAAACCTACGTGATGATGGGCATGATGTACACGGCGCTTGAGAATCTGCCGTGGTGGTTGCCCCCGCAGCAGACGAAAGACAAACGCTCCGGGGCAGCTCTCTTGGAGTTCGCGCACGTAGGCTCGCAGATTGTCATTCAGTCCGGCTCGATTCGCACCGGCATCGGCCAGGGCACGTCGCCAACGGCTGTACATCTTTCCGAAGTCTGCGATTACACGGACCCGGTGGAGCAGATTGAAGAAGGTCTGTTTCGTGCCGTCCATCCGGGACCGGAAATCCTGATGATCCTGGAATCGACAGGAAACGGAAACGATACCTGGTGGGCGAAGCTGTGGCACAGCACGCGCAGGCTGGTGAAAGTCTTTATTCCGTGGTTTATGACGCCTGAGCTTTACCCGTCGCCTGAATGGTTGAAACAGTACCCCATGCCTGCCGACTGGATGCCGAACACACGCACGTTGGCGACGGTTGCGAAGTGCGAGGCGTATGCCCACTGTACCGAGGTTCTGAGCCGGGTGCTCGGGGCGAAATGGAAGATGCCAAAAATTCAGCAATGGTTTTGGGAGTTCAACTACGAAGAGGCGCGGGACCGGGGGTTGGATAAGTCATGGACGCGCCACATGCCCTGCGATGCTTACGACGCTTTGATCGGCGAGAATGATCTTCAGTACGATCGCAAAGCTGTTGAGGAAATGAAGGAACGTCGAGCGAAGACCGTAGATGTGTACGGCCTGATCGGTGAAGGCATCGCCGAGAGGCACGATCCGCCGGCAGTCGAAGGCGTAATCGACCCCGACAAGCCGCGCATCGTCATCGAGTGGAAAACGCCGCACGACATCAGACTTGAGTGGGTGATGATGCCGCTGCTGGGGGATTACGAATCTCCGGCCTTCGACCCGATGAACAAGGTTCTGATTTTCAAGCACCCGGAAGAGGGGGCACGGTATTCAATCGGCGTCGATACCGGAACAGGCGTGGGCGGCGACCGGAACGCGCTGTGGGTCAACAAGTGTGGCGAGGATGCCATGCCAGATGAGCAAGTCGTGGAGTTCGCTTCCGACACAATATCGAACGTGGAAATCTACGCATGGGCTCTGGCTCTCGGAGCATACTACGGAATTTACCTCGAAGAATCTCAGGTGCGGTACGTGATCGAGCAGCGCCGGAAGTATGGAGATTCCTGCTATCACGCTTTGAAACTCCACGGCATGAGGTCGCACCATCATTTCAGGGAGTACGACAAGCGAACCATGCGACCGAAACCAAGCGTAAATGCTCGCGAGGGTTGGTGGACAAACGAATGGTCACGGCCTTTGCTCTTGGGAGTGTTCCAGCACGCCACGGAAAACGGCTGGTGCATTGTCAATTCGAGGTTTGCTATCGAGGAGATCGAAGCGTCTGAGCAGCGCATGACGAGCGGCGGCAAGACCCGTGAAGATCATCGTTCCGACATGCACGATGACCGCAAGTTTGCCGGGGCGATGGCCTATTTCACCTTCCACGATAACGATCTTATGGGCGAAAGGTCAAAAGCGCGGTACAATTCTTCGCAGGACGAGGGCTACGAAGTGGACTATCGCCCTTGGGTGCAAACGGTGCCGAATACACTTGCAAAAGAATGGTTTGAAAGGTACGCGGAATGAGGGGCCAGATAAGTGACGCGCAGGCTACGGTCTATTGGGTGCATCCAAGCGGTGAGCTGATGCTGGCTCCCGACACTCGCATGAGGCCGTTCCGGGGCTGGCGGCGCGTGGAGTGTAAGACGGTTGCCGAGACTGAGCAATTCTCCCGGCGCATGGCGGCGCAGGAGTATAAGAAACAAAGGTCGCTGACCGTCGAGCAGCACATGCGCTCTCAGGCGTACCGGGACCGGATCAAGGCCAACTGCAAATTGCGTCTTGCCTCCGGCTGCATCTCCGCCTACGATGAGGCCATGACCCGTAGGACACTCGAAAACATCGAGCGCGGCGAAGAGGCATTTTACAAGATGCTGGTCGCGGAGCCGGACCTGAGCCGGGCAAGTCTGGTGATTGAGCGGCAAGAGGATGTAATCGGCAACGCGAAATACGCGCGGAAGCGGCGCGGATTGGCCGATGACGAAGTGAACCCAGTCAGTAAACTCGCAGAGGCGACGGCATGATCGAGCAAGACGACCGACACTGGCAGCCTCCCGCGCGAGACGCGAAGCCATCCGACAAGATGGGGTGGCTCAATGATGTTATCTCTTCCGGGGAGCAATACAATTCTTCGCTGCTCAGTTCCCGCGACATCGGCACGGCCATCAATCTCATCTCCGGGCGCGTGGCGGAGAATCTTAACCAATCGCGCTCGAACCTGAACATGAGCCGCGAGAAGCGGGCGCTCCGCGAAGTCGTAGCGAACATCGCCGACATCCGCGCCGTCGATGCGTACACCTCGGACAATCCGGCCTACCAAGCGTTCCTGACGATGATGAACAAGGTCTGGAAGGCTGTCTACTTCGAGAGCAAGTTCCCTACGGCTTTCAAAAAGGCAACGCAGTGGCTCGTGGCGGGCGGGTTTTCATTCATCTCGCCGGTCTATCGAAACATGCGGCTGCAAGCCAAGTCCGCTCGCCGGATTGACTTCGACGTGTACTCCTGCAACGATTGCCTCCCGTTCCAGATGCCCGACGACAATAAAGTGCAGGGCGCTTATGGCTGGACGCGGATCAAGTTTATGCCGCTCTACGAGGGCGCCAGCAAGTTCTCGCGGAATGCTTCTGAATTGCGTCCAGTGGCTCGTAGGCGCTACTCCGGCAATGCGGCGAAGGATCGTATTAGTCTCGCCCAGCGACTTCGCATGGGGGCAGCGGACACGTCCTGGGGCAACTGGGCGGCGGAGATGTATGAGTTCCGCTACACGACCGTTCGTGACTTGAGCCTGAACGACACGAAGAAGCCGATCCCGATGGGCAAGGCGGGGTCGATTGAATCCTACGTGGTGCCTTATCTTGGGCAGGAGTTTCCGACTGCCGAGTTTGTGCAGCCGGGGATCAGAAAAACGCGCAAGGCAACGGAAGAAGATTGCTACCTGTACCCGAATCTCCGCATCTTCGTCTCGCAGTCGGGGATGCAAAAGCCGCTGATTGACGAACCATTCTGGGATTGGCATGGGATGCACCCGCTAGCCCGTTTCTCCGCCGATGAGTGGCCGTGGGATCCTGGTTATTCTCTGGCTGGCGACATCACATCGCTTGGAGAGGCGCGGAAGGCATTGCTGCGCGGCATGGATCAAACACGGGCGGCAAGGCTCGATCCGGGGTTCATGTACGACAAGAGCGCAGGCATCAACCGCAAGACGATGGAGCAGATGGACCCATACGAAGAGAGGGCGCGTCTTGGCGTTGATGGTCCTGTAGGCAAAGAGGACGTAATGCGCCCAATGATGCCCGCCGAGTTTTACAACCTGCCCGAATGGATTTTCAATTTTCACAAACTGCTATGCGACGAGCAGGACTACATGCTCGGCCTCGACGCGCTAAAGAATCTCGCCAAGGCCAAGATCGCGTCTGCTGACAACGCGATTGAAAAGGCGCAGGAAGAAGCCGGTCCCATTGCCACGGACATCTCGCACGGCATGGAAGAGCCGATGGGCGAGATCATGGAGATGGTTCTGGCCGATGTGATGCAGTATTACCCCACAGGCAGGATCATGCAGTATGTCGGACCGGGCGGCGTGGCGAAAGAAGTATTCGACTTCAAGCCGCAGGAGTTGATCCCGTCGCACGGGCCGGAGGAAGATCCCGCCAAGGGCGGTTCAATCTATTCCCGCATGGACCGGACGAAGATATTTCTCTCGAACATTCACGCCCAGGTCGCTCCGGGTTCGCTGCACGGCGAAGTGCAGACCAAGCAAAAACTGACGTTGCTCCAATACCAAAGGTCGGGTGGCATCATTTCTTCGGAAACTGTCGCCAAGGCTCTGGACATTGCGAACTGGGGAACCTTGGAAGGCAACACCGAAGTTGAGAAGTGGCAGAGCGAGCAGAAGATGAAAATCGAGTTCGCCGAAAAGATGAAGGAACTGGCGACGGCCTTGCAGCCACAGGGCGCGGGTGGACCGCCGCAACCGGCAGGAGCAAAACCGGGAAGACCGCCGACAGGTAATAAACCCCCGCACATGGAAACGAAAGGGAGCGCAGAGGGACAGCGCTCAACGGTAACAAGCTCGTGACGCCATTTGACAGTAAGCAGTTTGAAGTCAAGCGTGAAGATCAGGCTATAGCCACATGGAAAGGGCCGAAGGATGCGGCGACACTGGCGCAGTTGATCGAGTTGTTTCTGCGCGAGAAATGGCGGGGGCAGTTCGTGGTTTCTTTCCCTGGCAATGGTGGGATAAACGACGTGATTTTCACGGAGCGCAAGACGCGGAAGATTGTCGAGGAGCGCGAAGATACCCCCTACTGAAAAGAAAAAGTTTGACAGGCGGGGTGCGATTGGGTTTATAGTGTTCGACAGACGAGATTCTGATTCGTGCCCTACTCGGGGATACGCGACATGGCTCGGGAGCGAAGAGGCTTCCGGGCCTTTTCTATTTCAGTCAACCGAGAGGAGAGAATCATGGCAAAGCATCGCGTGAAAAAGCACAGGAGCACCAAGAAGCATCACAGCCATCTCAAGACGGTGGGTGGCTTCAAGGCCATGGAGCACAAGAAGGAACGGCGCAAGCGCTAATGGCCGCTGGTCCCCAGATCGCACCACCGCAACAGGGCGCTCCGCCACAACCGGCAGGGGCACCCAGCGGTGCGGTGGTGCAGATCATTCGCCAGCTTGACCAGCTTTCGCAGGCGCTAGGCCAAGTCTTTCCGGCGGCTTCGGAAGAGGCTTCCGGGATTCAGAAACTCGTTCAGCAAATCCAGTCCAAGGTAGCGCAAACGGTGAAACCGACCCAGCCGCAAGCGCCGCCAATCTAGGAGAGAAATGCCTGATATTCGAGAAATTCTGAAAGAACGCGGCATGGCCGACGCCGAAGCCGAAGCGATGATTGGCAATCCCGCCTACAAAACCATCCTCGAAGCGTTCGTAGCGGACGCGGAGGCTGGCAAGACCTCTCTCCTCAAAGCGCAGGAGATCGAGACGAATCTCAAGAAGTGGAAAACCGAAGTGGTCGATCCCCACTACCTCAAGAAAGATCAGGAGTACGCGCAGGCTCAGGCGAAGTTGGCCGAGCGCACAGCGTATCTCAAGAGTTTGAAGGAACAGGGCTACGAAGTTCCCGATGCGTGGCTGGCTGACGGTGCGCCGCCCCCGGACCCCAAGAATCCCCCCGTTCCCGTGATCCCCGAAGGCACCTACGTCAAGCCCGACGCGCTCGATCAGCAGGGCAGGGCCTACATGAGCCTGATGTCGATGTCGGAGCGTGCCAGAGACCTCTTGGGTCATGGCCTCGATGTCGAAGCCGAGTATGACGATTTCGGCAAGAACAAGCGCCCCGGCGAGAAGCTACGCGAGTACATCGACCGCAAGTACGACCTGTCCACGAAGCAGCGCGAGAAGGATGCGGCCGCCGCCGCTGCCGAGAAAGCAAGGATTAAGGCCGAAGGTGTTGAGGAGTACAAAGCGGCGCATCCCGAATCGGCCAGCCCCGAACTTGCGCGTCCCGCTGCAACCAAGTTTGACAAGTTCCAATCTCTACCCGAGGACAAGAAAAACTCGTGGCAGACCGAAGTCGGGCGCGAGGCGGCAACGCTTGCGCGGCAGAAGAAGTACGAGAGTTTGTTGGTGCATTAACAAGGAGCGGTATGGCAAGCAGTTATTCATCCGAAGTAGCCCGTAATATTCCGCCTACGCGGACGCCAAGCGAGTTGGATATCGCGTGGATGGCGGGTATCTACGAGGGTGAGGGCTGTGTGGCCGGAATTAAGGGTCGGACAATCGCCAACGTGCATCAAAAAGACCCTGAAATCCTATATCGCATCCGCGAAATGTTCGGTGGAAGCATCACCGAAATTCGTAAAGGAACTCCGAAAAACTGCCACGTATGGAAACTTTATGGCGACGTGGCGCGGTCCATGTTCCACGCGATATTCCCGTACCTGTCGACTCGCCGCAAGATGCAGGTCGAGAAGTCCGGTGGTTTGCGGTTTACTGGGATGCCTTGCTATCGGGAAATGAAAATCAGCGCCGAACGCAAGGCAAAACGTGCGGGGATGACTCAGAAGCAAAAGATGGTCGAGAGCCAACTTTACTATCAGAGCAAGAACCGCGAAAAGGTTTTGGCCGCGAATCGTAAGTACGCCGCAGCGACCCGGCAACGGCACAAGGAACAAGTGTCGCAAACGATTCAGTAACAGGAGATAAGTGATGCCTGATCCTACATTTAACGGGGACATCCAGAGCTCGACGTTCAACGATTACATCGCTGATGTTGCCTACGACAATTTCTTCGTGAAGACGGCCTACCAGCAGCACATGCGGGCCATCGGCGCTGTCGATCCATTCACGGGCGGCAAGTTGATGGAGGAGCCCTTCATCATGGGTTCCCCGGCCTCCGGGTTCGCGGCTCCGGGCACGAACTTCGAGATTGAGCATGTCCAGCAACTTGCGGCGATGGCCTTCCCGCCTCGCCTCTGCACGTCGCGGGATATGTTCGAGACGTTCTCGCTCCAGGTGCAGAACAAGGGTCCGAACGCGCGAATCAAGCTCAAGGATTTGTACTACCGCAACGCCATCGCTTCGATCTCGACCAACGTCGAAGTTGCGGCCTACCATCACGGCCAAGCTGCTATCGCGAACCAGATTTCCGATGACGGCTCACTGCGCATCAACGGCATGGCTGAGGCGCTGAACGATGGCAAGAACAACTCCTGGGATGGGAACTACTACCTGAACTACGGGTATCAGCTTCGCAACGGCAACATCGGCCCCGCGAACAACTCCATCCCTGTGTTCTTTGGCAATGCGGACGGCACGGCGGCGGCAATCTCAGTGCGTCAGCTCATCAACTTCCTCGTGCGCCAGCGCAAGTTCTGCGAGGGCAAGTCGCCGGAAATCACGATCACCACGCCGAACGGGTGGGGATACATTCTGTCCGCTCTCCAGACGCAGCAGCAATTCACAACGGCGTGGGATGGCAAGTTCAAGAACCTTCCCACGGTTCCCGATACCGAAGGCATCGCGTTTCTCGGCACGGTCATCTACGACGACATCCTGACGCCGGGCGCGGCCTGGGGTGCTGACTTCGACACCGCCTACATCACGGCGGGCAACAACCTCACAACGACCTTCAGTTCAAGCTCTACTTGCACGGGCGTAACAAGCCCGTCGAATATGCCGGCCTCGACCACTCTGACCGTGGGCGAGACGCTGTGGGCGCTGACAGGGCGGGCATGGAAGTACCGCCCCACGGACGACCCGGATTTCCTGTTCGGCGCACGCGAGAATCAGGTGTACAACAACAACACGAACGATGCCTGCCTGATTAACTTGGCGCTAAACGTGTACTCGCCGTCGCCGCGCATGTCGGGACAGGCATTTGGTTTCAATGGGTGACGCAAGTATTTGATTTAATTGGAGATAGCATGAAGAAGGCATTCAAGACGCACTCGCAGGGAATGGCAGGAGTTTACGCCGTGGCCTCGCGTCTGTGCCTTCTCGGTCATACTCCGTTCTTTCCGTCTGTCGATTTTGGCGTGGACATCATGCTGGATAACGGATTGAAGTTGCAGGTGAAATGTGGTCGTCTCCGCAAACATAAGGCTTATCCGAACGGGGCATACAGTTTCGATGTTCGGAAGGCATTCACAATTGTCGGCCATACCGTTATCAAGCATCAAAAGGAGCGGACCTACGTCGGGACGTGCGATTTCATTGTGTTTTGGGGTATTGACGAAGATAGGTTCTTTGTCATCCCATGCGCTTCGATGGAGGGGGCTGTATGGATACCCCCGAAGCATTCACACCGAGGGAACCAGCGCAACCCAACCACTGTCGGGAGAATGCTTCAATGTGAGGAAGCGTGGCACTTGCTCGACGTGAACGGCACTATCGAGCAGCAAGAACAGGTTGAATCTCAGGACGGGGCGGATGTGGTCATGTGCAATGGCGCTCTCATTCGACTTATTCCTGAGCTGAGCAACGGCTAACGATTTCTGTTTCAAGGAGATAGGATATGTCGAGTCGCACATGGACAGGCTACATCCCTTCGGGGTATCTCAACAGTGCTGCATCAACGAGCCCGAGCGGTTCGGTCGATGCCGAAACCGGTGCGACGATCCCAACCGGCTTGGTTGTGGGCGCGTTTCAAGAGTTCGGAGACGATGAGGCAAAGAGCTATTCGAATCCCAACGCGACCACGTACCCGAACCAACTCTACTCGGGCACCTATGAGTGGGTGCAACTCGATCCGGCCGTTGTGGGGACTGCGGTTGTTGTGGGCGCCTCTCTCTGGTGGCTCCAGACCAACATTGGCAAGGTCGTCACAACCACGCAGAGCGCCAACGCTCCCGATTTTGCAGGTGTGTCTATTGACCCGAATTTCGGCCTCGTCAACAACTACGCCTTCATTCAGGTCAACGGCAAGACTACCTGCCAGTTCCGGGGAACGCTGACCAAAAGCGCCGGGGCGGGTTACGGCGATTCCGTGTTCCTCTATGTCGGAGGCACCACAACGGATCTGAACACCTTCGACATCATGGCGGCAACCTCATCGGTTGTGGCCGGCGGCTTGGCAACGGCCAACATCAATATTTCGCTGTATGTGGGTTATGTCGTGGCAACTGGGACAATATCCACAGGCGGCGGAGCCGGACTCGTTCGCATCACCCGCGCACCTTCGAGGTACTAGCATGTCGGACACGAAGCTCGATTCATTCACAGTCGGACAGGGCAAGATCATTCCCGTTGACCACACCGGCCCTGCGTCTTACACGGCTGGCGGCGAAACCATCGGAACGCAAAACAACCTGACGGGAATCGCGTTGCTTGGGATGGACAGCGTGGACATGATTGAAGGGTCCGGCAGTCTCAGCCTGAGCGGGAACTATCTTGTGCGGGCCATGCAGACCGGGACTGGAGTGCGTAAGCAGACCAAGTTGGCATGGTTCAACGCGGGAGCGAACGAGACCCAGCCAAATGTTCCGCTGTCTTTGGGAACCCTGTCGGGGGCAGCAACCAAATCCAGCTACACGCAAACCGGACTTATTACGGTCGTGGGCGCGAATACGCTCAAAGCCGGGCAGTTCATTGTTTTCTCGAATGGTGCTTCTTCGTATGGCATCATTTTTGATGGCGTGATGGCGATGGTGGTCAGTGCGACCAGTTCGCAGTACACTGCCTACTTCGGCCAGAACGCTGCTGCATCGGCATGGACCTCGCAAACGGATACCCTGAAGTATCAGGTTGTACAGGCAGGGTCGGGGAATCTATTGCAGGCTCAGGCTCTGGCCTCTCCGATCACCGGCGTTCTGGCGACAGCGAACCTCCTGACCATCACGCAAGCCAACTCGCTCCAAGTGGGCCAGTTCGTGTATCTCAACGGGCCATTCAAAACAGCATCCGTTTACGCTCTCGGAGCCATCGTGCAGGTCGCGTCGGCAAGCTCGACGGGCTGGACGGCGAACTGGCAGGGAACGGTCATCAATCAGACCACGCTGGAAACAGCGGTTGCATCGCTGCTTGTGACCAATGGCGGCGTTCCGGTGATGGCCTTTCCGTACATTGCCGGGCCAACCTCACAGATTACCAACTGCCTGGCAGTGGCTTCGGCTACAACTGCGGCTGGTCTGCTTACGTTGACGGCGGCGCAGTCATACCAGCCGGGGATGATTATCGTAGTGCAGAACTGCACTGGAAGCGGCAATTCGCCGCTGGATGGCACTCTGGCTACTGTGATTTCAAGCAGCTTGACAGGGGCAACAATCAAGGCGAATGGCTGGACGGTAATCATAAGCACTTCGGCAGAAACTACAGGCTATGCCTCTGTGTTGGTCACAGGCGTCAAGGGTGGCGTAATCAGCGGTATCGGAGATGTTCTTGCGGGGACCAATCTGAGCGGCGAAACGGTGCGATTGGCGTATGTAGGCAAGTAGGGTCTTTCGTAGTTTGGCCTTCGGGCGGGGGCGGGGATTCCGCTTCCGCCCTTTATTTTGGAGTGAGCATGTCGTTGAGCACGATGGTGGCCGAGATGCGGGGCGCGGTTCCGGGGTACTCTGCCGGGCTCGCCCGGACGCACATCAAAAATGCCTGGGACGACGTGCGGAACATGAAGGGCTGGAGCTTCCAGTTGGGCAATGGAGGCTTCGGTACACCGCCTCTAATCAACGCAGGGAGCGTCACGGTGGTTTTCGGGGCTACTACCATCCTCGGAGACGCAGCGGCCTCGGCAGCGTGGGCTACAGCTTCGCAGCCTGGCAATCTTTTGACGCAGCAGCAATTCCGTATCGGCGGAACGGGGACCATCTACAACATCATTGCGGCTGACTTCACGAATCCCTCGGCAGTGGTTTTGACTCTGGACCGTCCGTACTACGACACGACTGCCGGGGCTACGCTGGGTTACTCGATCTACCGGTGCTACTATCCGACCCCGGTTGCAGACTTCCTTGCGTGGGAATCAGTGCTGGATGTGAACAACGCGATTGATCTTGTGACAGGAACGGCGAAGAAGAACAAAGACTGGGTGGACGCGAACGATCCGCAGCGGCAGATATTCTCGAATCCCGGCTCGATCATTCCCTACGGAACGGACCAGCGTGCAGGATCGTCGACCGCCGGATGGATGCTCTATGAGTTGTATCCGCAGCCGCAAGCACAGTATGCCTACCAGACGTGGTACTCGCGGCGCGGCGCGGATCTGGTATTGAACTCCGACACTCTACCCTTCCCGATCACTGAGCACGTAATCAAAACGCTCGCTCGGGTAAAAGCGTATGAATGGTTGATCGTAAAACTGGAAGTACAGAAGGGCAGCACGGGATATGTGTCAAGCACAAGCGGGATTCAGTTCGCGATGGGTGCCGCTGCGAAAGAGGCGGCGGCTCAGTTGAAGGAAATCCGCATGGAAGACCGCGATAGAGTCGATATGTGGTACAGCGTTCTCAACAGGGTTAAAGGGTACGGCGTGGTCACAACTTTTAATCCGAATACGGGAAAAGTAAACTCGAACAACACAAATTGATGGCGAGCAGACCTCCAATTCCGCTGAATCATCCGCTGGCTCAAGCGCCGCAAACCGATCCTCGTCTCGCTGAAGTGGCGAAGATGTTTCCGCGCCTATCGCCATATCTTTCTCAAGTGCAGATTCAAGATGGAAAGAAAACGAATCCGCATGATGATCGCGGGTTAGAGTTCTATCCACCGTGGGAGAGTCAGAACCCCAACAAAGGGAGAATCACGCTAGAACTGTTCGACCAGATGAAAGGACCAGCTCTGACTAATGCTTTAGGCGGCGACATGCTTCACTATCTGGGGGCTGTTAATCCGCAGACGAAACAACCGATTGACCCTAAGTATTATTCGATGAAGCAGCAAGTGTTGAATGCAAGAACGGCCCATCAAGACGCTGTGGACCGGAGCATTTATCAAAGCGCGGTGAAAAATGGAGGCGAGAAGCGATCCTATCAGGATTGGCTAATGCAATCCCGGATCGACGCTTACATTCGCGGATACGTCACGCCGGAAATGGGTGGACGGTATCCTGATGAGTGGCGCAAGAATGGTTGGTATAACGATCCGAAAATGAAGCAGGCGGTAGAAGGTATCCGGCAGTACGTTACGACCGGAGCAAGTCAGTAGGGGTGAGCGATGCCAACAGAGCATTTCAAATCGGAAGAGGCGTACAGGAAATCGAGAGCGTACACGCACATCCGCGGCATCCCGACTCATGCCAAATATGTCGTGGTCGCGGGGAAGAAACACAAAGTCGATCACAGCAAGAAAAAGGCCAAGAAAAAGAAAGCAGCGAGGAAGCGCGGATAGATGTCACAGAATGCCCCATACAGTTACGCCACATCGCTCCAAGTGGAGCAGGCGCTTGCGCTGCGCCTTAACGACACGGCGAACGAGCATTGGACAAAGGCCGAGTTAAATTTGTATATCGCGGAGGCGCTGCGGGAGTGGAATTGCATCGCTCAACCGGCAACGTGGATTCAGGACGCAAGTTTCGTCTACACGCAGCCGAGCACGCCGAACCTTCCCGCGTGGCAATCGACTGGCAACTCAGTCAATGCGCTTGTTGGCTCCAATCCGACTTCGCCCCGGACACAAACGCTCAACGACAGCTATTGCTATACGCTGGCGCAATATCATTTACTGGAACCTCCAACGGGCAATGCAACGTGGACTGGAACGGACCAGTTCTCGCTGGCGGATTTTACACAAGCACTGCAACGGCGTAGGGACGCAATTCTCCAAGCCACGGCGTGCAATGTTGCACCGATCGCTCCGCTCGCCCTGACGCCGGGAGTGAACCGCGTCCAGTTGCCGGACTCGACTTCGCAGACCGTGCTCGGCGTGCGCCGTATTCGCTACATCCCCGCGGCGGCTTACGGGTCGCCTGTGACGCTGTGGCGCGACGATCTTCTGGCGATGGAGTATTTCAAAAATGATTTCGAGCAGACTCCCGCGCCGCCTACGACGTTCGATGTGCTCGGTTCGCCCCCGCAGTTCATCACGCTCGACGCTTTGCCGAACGTGCCCAGCTCGCTCGAAGCCCTCGCCATGCTGTCCGGGGGGATCATTGCTCCGCCTACCAAGTCGCCGCTTTTGATCCCTGACGATTGGTATTGGGTGCTCAAGTTCGGCATGATGGCCGACATGCTCTCGAAGGAAGCGGAATCTACCGACCTTGAACGTGCAGCCTACTGCGAGCAGCGTTTTCAAGAAGGCCTGAAATTGATGATCGAGATGCCTTGGCTGACTCAAGCGCGAATCGACAATGTGCCCTGCGACACGCCGTCGGTAACGGAGAAGGACGAGTTTGACAATGAATGGCAGTCGAACCCGAACGCGCAGATTGAGATTGTGCGTGGGGGCATTGACCTCTTCGCCGTGAGCCCGACGATTCCTGCAGGTTCATCGGTGAGCGTGACGCTCTCGTTGATCGGGAATGCGCCCATCCCGGCAAGCGATTCCGCGTTTGTGCAGCTAAGCCGCGATGTGCTCGACGTGATTCTCGATGAGGCGCAGCACCTTGCGCAGTTCAAGCATGGCGGCGCAGAATTTAAGGGGTCGCTGCCCTTGCATCAGAATTTCATTCGCGCTGCTGTCGAAGCCAATGCGAGGCTGAGGGAGTCTGGCATCTTCGCCGAGCAGCTTAGACCGCAGGTATCGAAACAGGAGCAAGCACAGCCGAGATTTGAGGAGACACCGCAATGACGATTACAGCGTTTCAGTCGCCCGTGTCAGGGCCTTGGCCCTTGGGGATGATTACCGTGGCCGCTTCCGGCACTCCGATAGCCCTGAACACAAACGTAGGGCCGCAGACAGCCAACGCAGTGACTCATCCAACGGTCACGGTGAGGCAGTTGATCCTCACCGGAGACTCGGACAACTCGGGCGCGATTTACCTGCTCAGGAAGGTGCAGGGGCAGATCGTGACGAAGTTGACCACAAACTTCATTGTGCAGGTCATTTATCCGGGGCAGACGGTTTCGGTTCCTAACGGGAATGTTTCGATCAACTCAGCCATCAACCCTGACGATTACGTGGTTGATGCGGACAACAACGGGGACAAGGTTTTCGTGACAGCGATCACGGGATAACAAAAATCACACGAAGGAGAACATCATGTCGAATCTCATCCTGGCCAACCAAGGGCAGGTCAACAAACAGACAAATACAAACGTGGCCGTATCAGCCGGAGAGTTTGGCGAGCTGCTCGTCTCCGAACTTCAGCCACGCTATTACGAGTACGTGTACCGCAAGCAGGTCTTTAGCAACCAGTTCGCGTCAAACGCGCTGGCCACAACGAGTACCTCGGCGGTGGATGTACTCATTAATCCAACGGGCTCGGGAGTTAATATTGTTCTCCTCGACGCTTATACAGCAATCACCGCATTGACGGCTGTGGCAACCGGCACTGCGGTTAATCTCGGTTGGTTCGCTTGCGCGGTGACGCCTTCGACCATCGGAACACTTCAGACGCCATCGCCCGCGTTCGTCGGGTCCAGTGTGAAATCGCAGGCAATCTGCGCTCCGACTGCGACCGTTCTTGTGGCCCCCGCCTACCAATACACGCTTGCTTCGCTTTACGGCGACCTTGCGGCCAACGACATTCTCGGCGTATCTCGCGACATCGCCGGCCTCGTCGTGATCCCGCCTGGATTCGGGCTCGGAGTGTATGGTGTGACTGGAACTCCAGCGGATGTGACTGTGCAGATTTCTCTGACGTGGGCGGAAGTGACCCCATAACGGAGGAACGGTGAACTTCAGGGGCAGCGACCTCACGTCGCCAATCAACCGGATCAAAGCCGGTTTCGCGGCGCTGTGTGCGAACGTCAGGGCTTTGCTACAAGGGGGATTTGCGTTGCGCAGCCCCCTTAGCGCGGCGATTATTTCATCTCTCCCAACTCCGATTCATACCATTCGCCGGTTGAACGATTCAACACCGAACGGTCCCTCATCTGGCTACTCGCTTGTAATTGGCGCGAGCACCAAGCTCTACGTGTGGAATATCGACATCGGCCTGAAACTTGTTGCTCAAGGACTCAGCGGCAATCCGCTGTCGATGGTTCCGTTCCGTCCAAACACTTCCCCGCAGCCATGGATGTACGTGGCCGACTCTGCCGTTGCGGGGGCTGTGACTCTCATCACGAAGTACCTCATCAATGGCGATGCGGTGAACTTTTCGTCAAACGGGATGATGAAAGTCCGTTCTGACGGTCTCTGCTACAAGATGGGCCTGAAAGAGCCGCAGGTTGCGCCGATAGTCTCGACCACGAATACCAATGAGCCGTTCGGCAGCACGACGACGCCAAATCTTCTCGCAACCACGATCCCCTGGACAAACCACGGAGGGCTGAACACAAGCTATAACTACGGCGAGTCGAACGGTTTTCCGGGAACGGATGGTACAGCGCCGTTCATCATTAACTGTCAGAATGCCAACTACATCACCATATCGACGCTGACCGGAACGGCTACCGTCAATGGCAACTCCGCCGCGACTCCGAGAACTTCTGGGCCGGTAACGA